AACAATCTCCCTGAGTGGTACATTTGGGCATTAATGGCGAGCATAGCTAGTTCGTTTGGACTCAAGATTTCGGATATAGCAATCAAAAAATTTAAGAAGTAATGTGCGAAGGTTGTGATAAACTATGTATCAAATGCGAGTCACAATTAGAAACATGTCAAAAATGCGGATGCATGTGTCATTGCGGAATGACATGTATGTGCGAATGTGCAGGGTGTAAACATGGCGATAACGAGGAGTCAAATGAGCAAGCAAGTATCAAAACCTAGAAAAAGTAAATCAACTGTCAATAAGGCAGGGAACTATACTAAACCCACAATGAGAAAAAGATTATTCTCACAAATTAAAGCAGGGAGTAAAGGCGGCAGACCTGGACAATGGTCAGCAAGAAAAGCTCAACTACTTGCACAGAGATATAAAAAAGCTGGAGGCGGTTATCGAGATTAATGCCCTTAAAAAAATCACAACAAAGTTTGAAAAGTTGGGGCGATCAAAAATGGAGAACGTCTTCTGGCAAACCTTCCAAAGGAAAAAGAAGATATTTACCAGACGCTGCTTGGAAATCATTGAGTGCTTCCGAAAAAGCTGCTACAAATAAAGCTAAAGCGAAAGGTAATAAGAAAGGAAAACAGTTTGTTAAACAACCTAAAAACATTGCTAAGAAAACTGCTCGGTTTAGATAAATCAAAAGACGAGCATGAAAAACATTGGGGGATTGGATCATGATTGAAATTAATAATACACTGCGTGAACGGGTACGTCTTCATGAGGGTTATAGGGACCAAGTTTATCTGGATTCACTAGGCAAAAGAACTGTGGGTATCGGCCATTTGTGTGTTGAAGACTTTTGGGAAGATGACAAGAAGTATGATGAAGAATTTTTATTAGATATTTTCGAACAAGATTTAGTTGAAGCTTGTAATAACGCAGAACAATTAATTGAAGATCGTTGTCCTGATAACAAATTACCTTTAGATATTCAGCATGTAATCGTAGAAATGGTCTATCAACTGGGTATTGGAGGTGTAGGTAAGTTCAACAACATGTGGTTAGCTTTAAATCAGGCAGATTACTATACCGCCTCACAGGAAATGCAGGATTCGAGGTGGCATAGTCAGACAAAAAAAAGATGTGAGTCTTTAGCAAAAATTGTTGAGTCATTCGCAGAATAATGGACATTATAAAATTTTCAGATCATTTAAGAAAGCTCTTGAAACAAAAACAAACTGATATAAGTTTATATGTATCTCAGGGTGTGAAAGATTGGGATCAATATAACAACATGGTAGGTAAATACCATGCTTACAACGAAATGCTGACTGAGATCAATTCGTTGCTGAAAAGAATGGAGCTTGATGATGGAGACATCAACAACTGACAAACTTCCCAAACCCACGGGATGGCGATTATTAGTTCTTCCTTATAAAAGAAAAGAAAAAACAAAAGGTGGAATTATTCTCACTGATCAATCTTTAGAAGAATCACAAATAGCATCTAGCATAGGACTTGTTTTAAAAGTTGGTCCTGATGCATATAAAGATAAAGAAAGATTTCCAAAAGGAGCTTGGTGTAAAGAAAAAGACTGGGTAATTTTTGGAAAATATGCTGGTTCAAGAATTAGAATCGAGGGCGGAGAAGTTAGACTTATGAATGACGATGAAATTTTAGGGGTTATTGAAGATCCTGAAGATTTCCTACAATCATGATAGGAGCTAAATCATGCAAACAAATATAGAGCAAGATAAGAGAGAAGAGATTGAAGTAGAACTACCTGAAGAAGAAAAGGTAGAAACACAACCTCAGCAACAGGAAACTGTACAAGAGCAACCTGAACAAGAAGTTCAAGTCGAAGAAACTCAGGACAGTCAAGATGAGGTTGAAAACTATTCTGCTAAGGTCAAATCTAGAATAGATAAATTAACCAAAAGATTAAGAGAAGCTGAAAGACGAGAAGAGGCAGCCTACGCTTATGCCAAAGGTGTACAGCAAGAAAAAGAAAAAATTCAGGGTGCATATCAAAAGTTAGATAAAAACTATATTGATGATCTCTCTAAATCTGTTGATGACAGACTAGTAAGTGCAAAAGAAAAATTAAAGACCGCAATTACTAATCGAGATGTTGATGGACAGATTGCAGCTAACGAATTAATTGCAAAACTAACTATAGATAGAGAAAGAATTGCTTTTTCTAAGCAACAAAATGAAGAAAATGCTGAAGAAAAGCCTTCTGAAACAGTGCAAACACAGCCACAACAACCAGTTACACCAAAACCTGATCCAAAAGCAGTGGAATGGGCAAGAAAGAATGATTGGTATGGTGATGATGAGGTAATGACAGAATCTGCTAAGGCAATTCATCGTGAACTTATAAGAAATGGTGTTGATCCTACCTCAGAAGAATACTATAGTAGTATTGATAAGAAAATTCGTGAATATTTTCCTCAGAAATTTAATGAAGAGGAAAATGTAGAAGTCGACAGTAAACCGATCCAGCCTGTTGCTTCTACCACACGCACTAACACCAAAAAAGCTGGTCGCAAAGTAGTAAGACTCACTCCGTCACAAGTAGCAATGGCGAAAAGACTAGGAGTGCCAATCAATGAATATGCTAAATACGTGAAGGAGGCATAAATGGAAAGTACAAATGTAAAAAAGACTTCACGCTCTTCAGAGACCCGTGAAAAAACTGTTCGTAAAAGAGGTTGGGTTCCTCCATCATCACTCGAAGCCCCTGAACCACCTGAGGGATGGCACCACAGATGGATCAGAGCTGAAACACGAGGACTTGCCGATGATAAAAATGTCATGGGAAGGATTCGTTCTGGATATGAGTTTGTTAGGGCTGATGAATATCCAGACAGGAGCGATCTACCAAAATATGAAGACGGTAGATACAAAGGCGTAATCGGAGTAGGTGGTTTGATACTGATGAGGTGTCCTATTGAAGTTAAAGAAGACCGAGAAGAATATTTCTTGCGTCAAACACAAGGACAAAAAGAATCAGTGGAAAATGATATTTATCGAGACGAACACCCTAGCATGCCAATCCAAGCGGAGAGGCAAAGTAATGTGACTTTTGGACCGAAGACCAAAAAATCTTAAGTCTGAAAGTTGGTTATTAACAACTTAGACTAAAGGAGTCAAAAATGGCAAATATAGATAGTATATTTGGATTCAGACCAGTTAAAGGTCAAGGTGCTGGTTATACCGCAGTAGGTTCTAACGAGTACGTGATCGCTAACGGTGAATCCTCAGCTATATATCAGGGTGATCCAGTTGTTTTAAATGCAAATGGTTCAATCTCTGTTGGTTCTTCTGCGGGCGCTGAGTTGATAGGGATTTTTAACGGTTGTTTCTATGATGATCCTACAACAAAGAAACCAACTTTTTCTAATTTCTATCCAGGCGGTGTCGCACAGGACAATATGAAAGCGTTTATATTCGATGATCCTAACATGCTTTTCGAAGTTAAGGTTGACGATACAAACGGCGGTCAAGCTCAGGTAGGAAGCAATGCAAACATTGCAACTTACTCAGCTGGTTCTAGCAACGATGGTGTATCTAATGTTGCATTAGATGGTAGTTCTTTTGCTACCGATGCTGGTGCAAATTTTAGAGTAGTGTCTTTAAGCACTGATCCAGATAACAGTGATTATACAGCAGCTAATGCTTCAATCATTGTTAAGATCAACTTACACTCTCTAACTGATACAACAGGCGTATAAGCAGGAGGTTAAACTATGGCAATATCAAGACAACAACTAGTTAAAGAACTAGAGCCAGGGTTAAACGCACTGTTTGGCCTGGAGTACGATAAGTACGAAAATGAACACGCAGAAATCTTTGATCAAGAAACATCAGAGAGAGCTTTCGAAGAAGAGCAGATGCTCGTAGGCTTTGGTAACGCAAGAACCAAAGCTGAAGGTGCTTCTGTAACATTCGATTCAGCACAAGAATCATTCACAGCTCGTTATACACACGAAACAATTGCGTTAGCGTTTGCTATAACAGAAGAAGCAGTGGAAGATAATCTTTATGACAGATTGTCAGCAAGATATACTCGTGCATTAGCTCGATCAATGGCTTACACAAAGCAGATCAAAGCTGCTGACGTATTAAACAACGCTTTTGCAGCAGGTGGAGCAGCAGGAACAAATCCTGGTGGTGATGGTGTATCACTTATCAACACAGCTCACCCAACCGCATTAGGTGGTACTTTCTCAAACAGATTGGCAGTTGATGCTGACCTTAATGAAGCTTCATTAGAGCAGGCATTAATTGACATTTCTCAGTTTGTAGACGAGAGAGGATTATTAATCGCAACTAGAGGTAGAAAACTGATTATTCCAGTACAATCTCAGTTCGTGGCTGATAGAGTCTTAAGTTCACCAAACAGAGTAGGTACAGCAGACAATGATATCAACGCATTAAGAAACATGAATATGATTCCTGAAGGTTATGTAGTAAACCACTACTTAACTGACACAGATGCGTTCTATATCAAGACTGATGCTCCTAATGGTTTCAAACACTTCGTAAGAACTCCATTGACAACAGCAATGGAAGGTGACTTTGAAACAGGTAACATGAAATACAAAGCTAGAGAAAGATATAGCTTCGGCTTCTCTGATCCTAGATGTGTATTCGGTACTTCTGGTGCATAATTAATTAAATATTAATTAGATTAAAGGGGGCTTTCATGCCCCCTTTTTTTATGTTAATTTATAAAAATATTAACCCCAAGACGCTTAGGCGACTACTAATAAGGAGGTAGACATGGGAACAACTACATTTTCGGGTCCAGTCAAAGCTGGAACGATTAAAGACACAACAGGAACTACTCTTGGCACAGACGTTAAGAATGTAGGTTTTGTTGTAATGGGACAATCAGCTTATGCTGATATCCAAGGCGCATCTCACCTAAATCAAGTTATTGCAACAATTCCTGCAAATTCACAAATTACTGATGTTGTATTAAACGTAACAGAAGTAAACAATGACTCTGGTGCAGCTACTGTATCTGTTGGTACTGTTGCTGATGCAGATGCTTTTATTGCAACAGCTAATGTAAAAGCTTTAGGAACTACTTATGGAACTCTTGATACAGAGGCATCAAATGTTGGTTCAACAGATATTCAAGTGGTAGCTGACTTTACAGGAGCTAGTGGCGATGCCACAACCGGTAATGCTACAGTAACTGTTAAGTATTTACAAAATAATCAAATAGCAATTGCTGGTGACGTACCTGCGTAAGGAGTAAATTATGGCTAACACAGTAACAGGACCTACAATTCAGTTTCAGGGCGATAGAAAGCTAATTAATACTGTTTTTGTAGCTTGTGACGGTGGAAGTGCTAGTTCAATTACTCTGGTCGATGTTTCTACCCTCGCTGAATTTAGAGGTAAAGCATGTACAAAAGTATCCTTGAATAAAATTTGGTATCAGGGTGGTGGAACAGCTAACGCTTCTGCCACCATGACATGGGATGCTACAGCAGATGTTCCATTCTTATCATTAAACTACGACAATAATTTTGATTTTTCTGAATTCGGAGGCTTAAATAATACTGAAGCTGCTGGATATACAGGAGATGTAAAATTAGAAGTTCCTGCGACCACTGTTGCTGGTCAGGAATTTGCAGTTTGGTGTGAGTGGATAAAACATTATGAGTAAAGACAAGCAACCACCAAAAACAAAAAAATATTTCCGCTCCACTAAATCTGGGGCGGGAATGACTAAAGCAGGAGTAGCTCGTTATCGAAGAGATAATCCTGGTTCAAAATTAAAAACAGCAGTCACAGGAAAAGTAAAACCTGGAAGTAAAGATGCAAAAAGAAGAAAGTCTTTTTGTGCAAGATCTGCTGGTCAAATGAAAAAGTTTCCCCAAGCAGCAAAAGATCCAAATTCTAGATTAAGACAAGCTCGAAAACGTTGGAGGTGCTAAATGAAACAAGATTGGTTTATGTGGATATGTTCACTAGTCATGATATCTCTTGTTTTAGCAGTAGGTTTTAGTAAAAAAGCTGATGCTAATACCACAAATACCGTTTCGTCAACTGTCACAGGAACTACAACTGTGGATAAGGCACCATCAACTGCAAGTGCTCCGTCAGTCATTGTCAACACCCAAGATGTCTGTGTCACAGGTTCGTCTGCTGCGGTTCAAACACAGATTTTGGGCATTGCTGGAGCGACTGTGTATACTGATGAGAATTGTGAAAGATTGAAATTATCTCGTGCTTTATATGGCATGGGTATGAAAGTGGCAGCGGTATCTGTACTCTGTCAAGATGAACGTGTTTTTTCAGCCATGGAAATGGCAGGCACCCCTTGCCCTTATTTTGGAACCATAGGCGAGGTAGCACAAGCAGGATGGGATTCTCATCCAAAAGATAAACCAGGATACAAGGAACCTAAGAATTATGAAAAATATATTGTGGGTGGTCTTATGGCTATCATTACTGGTTTCGCAATCTTCTAAGGCATACGAACAGGAGTATCAAGTTGGAGATACTGGTCCTAATGGAGGAGTGGTTACAA